AATCTATAAATTTTTATCAGCGTAATGCTGGAATTTTAGCCATTCTTTAAAATTATATAAAGTAAGAGCTTCTTTATCTCTTACCATCTTGTATTTAACCCCCTTATCTCTAAATGATAGACGTTTTATGCTACCATTCTCAAATTTAGACGCTTCTCCAAATCGTCCCCCGACAGTCCATGTTGTGGAATCAATGGAATCGAATCTATATTTTTGAAGATTATCAACCCTTGTATATCCCAACCCATGAACCTTACATCCATCCTTATGAGCCATCCCTATCATGTAAGGAAATAATGCCTCAAACTTAGATATGGGCATTTCTTTTGCTGCTATTCCACCAATGGCAACGTAAGGATATTCTTTTATCATTTGCAGATAATAGTCTTTTCCTCTTCCTATATGCCATACTGGTATCGGCTTGCGATGCGTTTTATCTTCAATTCGCTGACGCAGCATTTCTACATATTTGAGACCTTTAATCTTATCAATATCCAACTCAAAGAATAGTCTTATATCGTTTTCTATGATAAAGTCGCAATATCTATCAACATAGCTGAGCCAATCTATATTTTCGTGCTTTGCGGCATTACTCATAAATGTGAATGCTCCACTATCCAAGAGAAATGATGCAAACTTTGGAATCAACGGCTTCTGCCAATCTCTTACAGAATAAAAAGATTCAAGAGCAAATACCTCGCTCGCTTTAATCTCTCCATTTAAGAGATAAGGCTTAATACCCGATATTCCACTCAGATAAACCTTCATAATCTTGCTCGAGCGTACTTCATGAAGCGTACCCACTCGCCGAAATTATGTGCAGCAACCAACTTTGAGCGAAGTTTCTTACCCACAGGTGCTTTGGTTTTATCCATAGTTCCGTTCTTTGCATTGAACTTATATATAGAACCGCTCATATTGCCATAAAGCCAAGCTGTAGAATCCACAGAATCAAAGTGATAAGTATGCAATCCTCTGATATTTGTATATCCAAGAGCATGTATCTTGCAGCCATATTTATGTGCTGTCTTTACGAACCAAGGAAATAACTTCTCATATTTATTGATAGGTATTTCTTTGGTTACGATACCACCGATAGCGACATAAGGGTAATTCTTGCACATTTCAATAAAATATTCTTTCCCTCGTGACTTGTGCCAAACGGGGATAGGTTTGCGTCCACTTAACCTTTCGAGCTTTTCACGAAGCCTTTCAACCTCCCTGATACCAACAACGGAATCAATATCAAGCTCAAAAAAGTTCTTTACGTTCCACTTCTTAATGAATGCAGCATATCCTTCTACGTATTTGTCGAAATCAACTACACCTGCTCCCGACATAAATGTGAATGCACCACTATCTAATAGGAAATTCTGAAAATTGCCTATCAATCGAGGAAACTCTTTATTATTCTGTAGATAATAGTAAGTCTCCAATATATTTAATCCTTCCCAATTGGCATCCTTGCCGTTCTTTACTGGGTGTTCGCCTGCTAAAAAAACTTCCATAGCCTTTTCATAAACATAGGGTCTGCTTAAAGTCCCTGCTAAATATAATTCAATACTAACACTTTTCCAAAACTTACTAAGATTTCCAGTAAGCCCCCCCGCAAGATAGACTTCCATATCTCTATTATTTTATTTCCACACCTTCGTATTCGGAAACGGCAGACTTGAGAATCTCCTTAATCTCATCTACCTTATCTTCCAACTCTTGTGGAATATGGACGGAGAGCTTAATATCTTTGGCTTTACTTTCGGTATTTTGAGCATCCTCGAACAGCTCATCAATATCGGTATCGTTCTCATCGGTATTGATAAAAGAACAATCAACACCCCAATCTTTTAAGTCGTCTACCTCCCATTCGCCATTACCAAGCTCATCCCAATCCCAATTACCAGCTTGTACGTTATCCTTGATAGCATACTCCTTGATTTTCTCAATAGGAGTATCTGCTTTGAGAATAACACAAGGGAGGGTATCGAACTCAGAATGACCATCAAGGCGAAGCTCGTTGGCGATACGAAGGCGCATATTACCACAGATAGTGACATAGTTACCATTATCCATAGCATAAACCATCAATGGCTTATACTCCAAGAACTCGGGGCTATCTATTAAAGATTTCTTTAATTTTTTACCTTCATCATTATGTAACCATCGAGGGTTTTTCGACAGACCTTCAATCTGCCCTTCGTTATATTCAAGCTTGGTAATGTCTATGTTCTGACGAACACCAAGCTTATTAAACAGCTCTTCCTTTGCGGTGGCTGCGGTTTGTGATACATTCTTTCCTTTTGGCATAATTTTGCGATTTAATAACTATTTACGCAAAGTTATGGTATTTATTAGGGAATTAATAGAAAATAATAGAATGTGTATAAACAAATAAAGGGATAGCCTATTATGGCTATCCCTTTGAACTAATTAACTTATATATATGGCTATTGAAGATTATTTATTTTTTATCCATTTAACAATCTTAGCAACTCTTTTCGCACATGTTTTATTGTAATAGAATTCGCATTATCGTTTTGCAATTGCTTTTTTGTTTACTTCAAGAAAATGTTGGAATGCTCTATATACAGAAGTGTTTTGTTTAACCTTTACTCCTGACATAGGCATAGTTAATATTTCATTTTCAAAATCCACACGATACAATTTGTCTTTAATTGACATCATGTTAGATACGGGATTATAATAAGCAGCAACTGCTCCAGAGCCACCTGCTACATTCTTTTCAGGTATATCATTTCTTGATAGTTTTACCTTTTCCCAATCTAAGGTACTTGCACCTTTGTTGTTGCTTGTTCTGCTTGCGCTTGCATTGTTAGCGCTTACCTTTCTTGTCGAACCTCCACCTTTTGCCATAATCTTTTGTTTTTTTGCAAAGTTAATGTTTTAGATAACGCAAAGAGTATAAATATTTTCTCTGCGAATAAACTATTTATATATGAATTAATATATTCAAATAGGAGAGGGTATTATCCTCTCCTATATTATTCTTAGTTTCTAGCCCATTCGATAAATACATCATAGTAACCTGTCTTTATGTAGAGCATATCACCTGTTCCATCGCCCCAAGCGTCTGATATATGACTAAGAAATGTTCCTGTACCATATTTATCGCAAAGCTTGCTATATATTGAACGAAACATTGAAGGAATGCTTTTTTTCTCGAAATGCTTGGCTTTCTTTGCGTCATTTGTACAAAAACCGTAGCAAGCAAAGTCGTCAGTTTTGTTATCTTCATCATAAAACTTACACTCATCATCACCAAATTTACCTTCGTTGATAGTATCTTTGAGAAGTTGCTTCTCGTTTTCTGTAAGCTTAGCTAAAAGCTTTTCTACATCTGTTGTTGTCATTGTCGTATCTCCTATTATTAAATTATTAATTTTTAATTTTCTATATCGCAAAATTAATAATAATATTTAAGACAAACAACTTTTACTAAAGAGAATATTAATATATTAATAGAAATTAATAATACATATTGTAAAATAATAAGATTTTTAGATATGTTTAGACTTAAATTCTATAAGTACAATTATATTATATATAAAAAGCGACTACCCATCACGGGCAATCGCTTAAGCGTTGTTTCTATTAACCTTTAATAAATATGAGTATATACGTAATCATTTCAACCATTGCAAAGGTATAAATAAAATGCGAAGCAGAGCAATTAATGTTCTACCTCGCATAAACAACATTACTTATTTTCTATTTGTTTATTCTTACCGAAGCTTTCAAGCTGATTGGTAAATGGTGTTAGCTTATCCAATTCCTTTTTTAGCGAAAATTCTTCATTGAAGAAAGCAACTCCTTCATGTATTTTCTTTTGCGCCTCAATCTTTTTCTTCGTTGTAACAACAGGGTTGATGTAATAACAGCAATCGGAATGTTGCTGTGCAAACCGCCGACATTTGTCGCCACCACCGTAAATAACGAATAGAGGTGTTGCACCTTGTGCCCATGATTTAGCTATTTCTAATTCAAATTCCAAGTTATTTATGCGGTCGGAATATCCTCTTGTTGCGAAAGCTCTCCATCCCATAGGTACACCGAGCATATTTAGTTGATACCACTTTTGTGCTACATTAAGGTCTACGAATACACCAATCCCTTTTTGTTGCATAGCTCTTGCTATCCATCTTTTCTTGTATATAGCTTGCATACCGAAACTAATAGGTGTTTCATTGAATAGCGAAAAGTTAGGTTCTACGATATTCGCAGGATTATGCTGTCTGTATATTTTTTCAGGATGTTCGTAAACAGAAGTAAACCTGTAATCGTCTGTATAGAAATGTAGTGTACCCGAACCTTGTAGATTATAGGTACGTTTCTGCTCACCGAAGCAAAGGAAAGGAATCTGCACTTCACAGGCTTGCATGTTAAGGTCAAGTACTGGTACTTCAAGCTCATTATCGGTAGGGAAGAGCTGGTCTGCCATTGTTAATTCGTAATCATCTCTTTTCATTGTTAGAAGGTTTTAGAATGTTCATAATTTGGTTATATATACTCAATGTGTATTTGTCTTTAGCTTGTATATACTCAGAGTACTTGCGTGCTTGGTTGATAATATTCTGTCTTGTGCGACATATTAATCTTGCAGCTCTATCTGGATGAATACAATAATCACGACTTATGAAGCAGTACAAACCTCTAAGCGTGTTAAGCTTGGTTGTCTTAATGTTTGAGCATAGTTGTAAAAAATTAACTTCACCTACCTCGCAAATAGCTTTTAGTAACTGGTCGGAAAGTTGATACTGGGTGTATTGGTCGTATATCATATTATTGTAATTTATTGGTAATTAATAGAAATTATACGGCAAAGATATAAATAATTATTAAAAGACTAATAGAAAGTATTAAAGAATTAAAATTAATTAATAATTTATTTGGTTATTTGAATGAAAATTATTAATTTTGCGATGTGTTTTAATAGTTACGCTTATTAATCTGTATTAATAGTTGACTTAACACAGCCTAACAGATGTGTGGGTGTCTGGAGGTTAAGATTGGATTTACGTGAGGTCTAACGACCTACTAAATACGGAGCAGCAGAGAACCCACATCTCTCGCTGCTCTTGCTTTTTAAAGACTCAACAAAATGGAGATACGCAGAAAGATATTGAACGATATGTATTGCAATCCCGAACTAAGGAAGGCAATCGCATTTTCCCTTTTCATAAAGACAAGGGTCAAGTCTTCTGCCGTGCAAAGATGGAGCATCAATAAGCTTCACGAAATCACGGGAGTAAGTGCCTGTGCTGTGCGTAAGCGTATTGACACCTTGAAAGCTCTGAGCTTAGTTGAGTTCACGGGCAAGAATAATCGATGTCTTGTTTTTAAATCTTTAAAAAGTCATACTTCTCATAGGAACGTCCTCGTTCCAAATATCGAATTTATTTCAAACGAAGATTCTAAAAAGAATGCTTATGCACAGAATATAAAATTCATAGAAGATACCTTATCTGCTATGCTTATAGTTGAGATTCAAAATCATAAGAATTATGCTAAGCAAATGATTCAGCAGTCTAAGCGACCTAAAGGCTTAAAAGCTTATAAAGAAGCTAAGAATGCTTGTAATCATTTTGGCTACGGCGAAGATTTTTGTGATAATGGTATCTCATATATTTATATAGCACAGAAATTAGGTGTTAGCTTACAAAAAGCTTTTAATACAGTAAAATTTGCTGTTCAAAATGGCATTTTACAAAAATGTAGAAATATCAAAAAGTTTTTTTATTCTAATATCAATTATATTGAAGATATGATAGGTAATTATACATACTTAAAGAATAATATTGTATATAAAGTATATGCTAATAATTATAAATTAATTCAACCGCATTCAATTCGTGGTATGGTATGTATTTAGATTATGAAAAACTAAGATTTTGTTTAACGTAAATATATAGGAGATTAAAACATGGATAAGTTATTTATCGAAAGAAAAGCTATCTTAACACTTGATAATGGCGCAAAGATAGAAGCTACTGTAACAATGCCTTCGCCAAGAAAGGCAATGTTTCACGAAGAGATAGAAAAGAAGTTTGTCGAGGACTTTAATAAGGCGCAACCACACGCTGTGCATAAATTAGTAAAGGTTCATATAATGCGTAACTAAGATGGAGAAGGTAAATAATATATCATTCGTTGAGAACGCAACAATGCGTGAAGCTCTTGTCTTGTCGTTTCGCTATGCTGGCGTATTCTTTTGCCATCTGTGGCGAGCATTTAATAAGGCGGTACATCGTTATCCTTGGTTCTTTATTATTGCTATCCTGATTGTCGCTTTCGTTGTAAGCTACATCAATATAGCAGAAGCAAGGGGCGAACGTGACAAATATAACAAGGAGTACACAATGACAGAAACGCAACTTGAACAATATAAGTTAGTTTACGATAAGTAATAACCCATAGCACTTGTGGAGCTTTCTGAGGGGCTTCACTTGTGCTTAAAAACCTAAAGATTATGGAAATCAAAGACAACAAACTTATCATCGACATACCTAAAGGCATGGAGATAGACGTAAAGAATACTGATTTAACTAAGGGTATAGTTAAGTTTAAACCTAAAAATATTACTTATAATGATGTAGAGATTGCTTTAAATCTACCAAGTGATAATACTGGTATGTGTGTACATAGAGATAATTTACCTAAGCTTTTAGCTATATCAGAATTTATGAACATTGCTAAATACTACAACGGAGATTGGAAGCCTGAGTGGAATAACCGTGATGAGGATAAAAATTATATTTATTACGGCTATACCCAAAATGAGTATTATATTGATGCTTGTAATACTTATAATCATGGCAATGTCTACTTCAAGAATGTAGCTGACGCACAGGCAGTAATCAACAATCCAAATTTTAGAGAAATTCTTGACGCAATTTACAAAGACTAATTAATATGGAAACAAAACTAAACATAGCAGGAATCCTAAAGGAAAAGCCACAAGGAACTAAGTTATATTCTTCCGCTTGTGGAAAATGTGAGTTAAAACAGGTGGATGATAATAGTTTCAAAATTTCCTTTTACAATTCAAAGTTTGGCTTTATGAATGGTGGAGAAGGGCATCTTGATAAATTTGGTAAATTGTATGATGATGGAGAGTGTATCATTTTCCCTTCAAAAGAAATGCGTGACTGGTCTAAGTTTGCCTGGAAGAAGGGTGATGTACTTGTAAGTAATGATAACACAACAGAAGTTATTTTCAATGGTTGGAAGGATGATACCTACACTTTGTTTAGGGGTGCTTATGCCTTAATAACCCACAATGACGGTAAGGTTGAGTTTGGAAGCGATAGCTTGATTTTTGAAACTTGTAACTATAAGGGAATAGAAGTTGAGGATGCTGCACAGTGCTATATAAACTGCATCGAAAAAAGATTAGGTGGTAAGCTGAATCTCGAAACTTTGGAGATTGAAAAGTCAGCGTTCAAAGATGGTGATATACTATGTGTAATTGATAATTCTAACGATTATCACTATATACTTATATACAAAGGTCAAGATGATAAACATATTCATCGCTATGTAACAATGTTTGAGGATAATTCTTTAAACATAAAAAAGGATTCTTACCTTACAAAACCAGAAGACTATTCTACGCACTATGCCACAGATGAAGAGAAGCAGCAACTCTTTGCAGCCTTAGAAAAGGAAAACAAGGCTTGGGATGCTGAGAAGAAACAGATTGTGAACTTGAAGCCAAAGGCTGATAAGCTGAAACCATTTGATAAGGTACTTGTTAAGGATGAGTATTATGGAAGTTGGAAGCCAGCTTTCTTTTGGAAGGAAGTGGACTTAGAAGACCTTCATCCCTATATGATTATAGGAGGTAAAAGATATAGATATTGTGAACCATACGAAGGCAATGAAAATCTTTTAGATTACTAATAACGTGGAGGATTAACTATGGCAAAAATATCACTCAAAGACATAGAGTTTCGAGAAACTGGTCATTTAGCATATTCTGATGAGTATATAACCTCTTACGTATCTGTAAACTGCGTTCCTACAATATACATGAGTGCTAATACTCCTCGTGATGAAGCAGGCTTTATATCTGGCAAAACTAAACGCTATCTTAGAACAGAGCATAGCAAGGAGTGGCTAACAGAAGAAGAGTTCAAAGAAAGTTTTACTAAAAAAGTGGAGGATTAGATATGGACTTGAAGAAATTAATAGGTAACACAACATCCGTCCCATCTATAGATTTTAACCAAGTAGTTAAGTGTGATAATCTTCGCTACTGGAGAATTGGTAGAGCTACTTGGGAGAAGGATAAAGTAGAACTTCATATTACCTTTGAAAAAGATGGTATACAAAGTATTTTAGATAAGAACTTTGATACAATAATGGAAGCTGTTGGATACTTTTATAACTTTCTTAAAACACTTTGATTATGATAGACGATAAGAAAATAGAAGAAGCTGCACAAATTCACAGATTTGAGATTATAGCATCTATGCATGGTAGTACTCTTGGCACACCTATGCAATGCTTTAAAGAAGAAGTTTAAGCTAGAAAGCGTATCAGATTTACAGCACCTTCTCTTTGGCTTAAATCTTAATTCAGACTTGGAGGTGTAGGTATGAGTGTAGCAACACAAATAAACTATCATTGTCCTTTCTATGGTAGAAAATGTTACCAATGCGGTTATTGGAATCGTAGAGGAAACGAATGTGAGAAAATAACTCATCAAGACAGAAAGATTTAATGTTTAACCGCCTTAGGGCATAAGAAACAAAGCGTATGAATACAAATAGCTATTTACGAATAGAAAAGGGATTTGATATATCTAAGATAGCTGGGGCTATTCCTCAGAATATTGGAGAAGGATTTCAGTTTAACCTCTCTGGTAAAACATATACAACTATGGGTAGCTATACTAAAGACAAAAAAAGACTCTTGAATATCGAAATTAGTTCTTTTTGTGGTCTTTGCGGCGGCGCAATACATTATTACGCAACATTGAATATTAATTTAAACAATGTGTGTGATAACAGCTCTGTAAGTGGATATTTGGGAGGAATTGAAATTCCAAATGAATATCAAACCATCAAAGGGGAGTTTGTTAGACCACTCACTCAAAAGGAGAAAGATAAGCAACCAGACAGATGGGGCTACTGGTATCAAGTAGGGGATTTAGTTAATGCCTTCGAATCTCTTAAAGATATAGAGAGTTTAATTAAAAACCTCAAAAAGAAATTCTCTCCTAAGGAGTGGAAAGTTGAGATAAGACGCAATTATTAACCGCCTTCGGGCATAAAGCAAGAATATGACATCAGAACAAGTAGCAAAAGTATTGAGTTCTCTAGGTAAACGAAAGGTCTGCTTTCAGCATGAGGACAAGGTAGAGATAATTAAGAGAATCAACGTAACAAATGATAACGTGATTCTGGTTAGTGAACTTCCTTCGGGTATAAATAGATAGAATATGAATATAGACAAATTAGAAAGAGCTAATCTTTTAGCTAAGAGTTTAATTCCAAAAGTAGACGAACTCTTAAATATGTCTTCAAAATCAAACAATTGTAGACTTGCTGATGCTATTTGGGGACTTTCAGAGTGTGATGGAGAGTTTAAAATCAAATTCAAGCAGCTTCTGAATGAAACCAAACAGAGATATCAAAAAGAGTTTGGTGAGCTTTAGTAACTAATAATCCCTTATTGAATTAAATATAAGTAATATGAAAAAGTATATTGGTACAAAGGTCATTATGGCAGAGCCTATGACTATGACAGAAGCACAGAAAGTGCTTGGTAGAGAATTTAAGTCAACAACCGTTGAGGAAGATGGCTACTTGGTAGAGTACAAGGACGGATATAAGTCTTGGTCTCCTAAGAGTGTGTTTGAGGAAGCCTATCGTGAAGTAGACTCTGTTAATTTCGGTGGTGCTATTGACTTACTGAAAGCTGGTCTTGCAGTAAGACGCAAGGGATGGAATGGTAAGGGATTGTTTATTGTGAAACAGGTTCCTTCTCATATCACTGGTGATATCATTCCTAATATGCAGTCGCTGCCTCAGTCTGCTAAGAACATTCTGCTGAGTCGTGAGAATCCTCATATTGATTACACCAATCAGATGCTGATTATCAATCCTGATGGTCGTGCTGATTCTTGGGTTCCTTCTTCATCTGATGTATTTGCGGAAGATTGGGAAGTTGTACCTGCATAACTAATCATCCGCAAGGATATAAATAAAATATAAAATGGTAGCATTATTAACAATTTTAGGAACTATCTTTTTGATAGTTAGTGCAGTATTTTGGTCAGCAACACCAAAGTTAAGAACAGTAGATATTGTAATTGCATCTGTTGCAGCAATACTTATGACATTATGCTATGTAGGCTCTGTGTTTGCACAATATATGATAGAATTTACGAAATAATTAACTAACCACCCTCTCCTTGTGAAATTAAGATAATAATGAAAAAGTCGTGCTCGAATTTGATTGGTTGGCATTAGGTGTAGCCATAAAATATCAATTACCGCTTGACAATTCACCTCAGAGCACTCTTATGTGGAAAAGGCATCAAGCATTTAGTACACATCGAAGACCGTTAATGAGTGAAAGGCTTATAAAGACTCCAATCCGTTATTATTTTGCAACATTAGGGAGAGGGTAAAAAAAGAGAATATGATAAAAAGAGGAGAGTAAAACAATGAGCATATATGTAACAATAGACTTGGATAGTTTAATGTGTAAGCTGTCTAATAAAGAATTATATGATTTCATGCTTGAAACATTCCGTGATAGAGTACCTGATGAATCTCATATAAGCCTTATAACAGAAATGTTTAAGGTCATGTATGATACAGACCAAGAAGATGCTCTTGCGGCTATGTTAACAAGCATGGGGGAAAATGCACTTCCTACAATTAAAGAGTTTCTAAATAATCATCCAAACTTAAATAAAGAGAAACCTATAGAAGGGCTAACAGAGAAATTTTATAATTATCTCGTTTCTCATTGCAAAAGAAATATAGAAAGAAACAAAGACCATCCTTGGGAACTCACGTATCATGAGCACAGAATCTTTTTGGAGTTATTAAAACGTGTTGGACGTGATTTTATAGAAAGGAAAGAGTAAACAATGGCAATATACAGAGTTGATTGTGCCCGTACATACACCACAAAAAGTGTTTGGGTTGAAGCTAACTCGGAGAGTGATGCAATAAACAAGGCAAAAGAAGAAAACAGTTGGCAAAAATATCCTGTAGATTTCATTCCTGAAATTACCTACATAGCTAACAAAGTAGAAAATAAGCCAAAAGAAGTTTCTCTAATGTGGGCATCTGTCAAGGACAAACTTCCACTTGTGGGAGAAGAAGCAATTGTCATCACTACTGAAGGAGAGATATGCTTTGGGCATATAGTAGATAAAAAAATAGCCAAAGACTACAACGGATGGAATATTCCTAATGTAGAATACTGGCTACCATTCGTTAACCCAAAAGATAAATAGTTATGGATTGGATAGATACAGAGCGTAAGGCACGCAAGCCACGCAAATGTTATATGTGTGGTTGTATGATAGAAGTAGGAACAAAATATATCCGTCAGTTTAATACTGAATATAGGTCAACAATCTGTATGCACAAGGAATGCCAAGAACTCCTAAACCACGAAGGTTTCTATAATGAAGATGATTATGGAACAGACGATGACTTCTTTCATAACGCTGTCTTTGATTATGTCAATGAACACCATTTGTCTGATGATGGTAAAACATTTGACGAAGGCTGGGATGGCGATAACTTTCACTTAGTAAAAATGATTTTAAAAGAATTGGAGGGATAAACATGCCACAACAAACGAATATTCACAATTTTCACAATTTAGATTTGGACACTTTGAGAGAAGCACTTCAAAATGGTTATCAACAAACAGACTTTGATGCTGCAATGAGAAAGTTTGACAACAAAGAAAGCTTCAATGCAGATATACCTCGTATCCTCAACAGAAAAGAGCGTAGGAGATTAAAAGCAATTAACAGGAAGAAGGACTAAACAATGAGTAAGATAAACGTCAAGGAATCTCTTCTAAATATTGTTGGAAAGAACAACTTAGAGATTCTTAAAATAGATTTATGTAATGATTTTGAGTCTATTGTAAGGTATAGTAATATAAAACGTGATGAGTATTGCAAGACTTATACAACATTAGATGATTTGGATTTTGATGTAGAGGCTTACTTGCTGAATGATGAAGTACGTGGAATTGTATACTGCCAAGATAAAGACACAAAAGAACCTGTATGGATTGAACCTTGGAGTGACGATTGTAGTTCTTGGTGGCAGGTTAGTAGAGTTCCAGCCTTCTATAAAGATAAATTTAAACAATGAAAGGGTGTGTTATGATACAACGACAATTATGGAAGGATGAAACTAGAATTTTGATAACTGACGAACAAAATTATGGTTCTGTCCAAGTATTAATTCCATGCTATGATAGCGACATTTTAAATAAAGCTGATGCTCTAATATATGCACTCTTTGTAGATGATACTCATAGAAGATGTGGTACTGCAAAGCATCTATTACAACTTGCAGAGCAACAGGCTAAGTTAAATGGAGTTAAAGTAATTGGGATAGAATTTGACAAGGAGGAATCTGAAAGTTTTGTTTTAGATTGGTATTTCCGTAGTGGATATAAACCAGTTTCTAAAAGAAGTAAATTACTAATCAAAAAGCTATGAATGTATTCTTTTATGAAAAAGATGATGAGGAAAATTTCATATTGCAATATGAAACATGCCCTTACAATAATATTCCTCGTATAGGTGAGACAGTTATCATTGAAAACAAATGGTATCTTGTAGAAGATATAGTAAATAGATATAAAAAACTGACAAACTTTACATTTACTGATGTACATATTTATCTTAAAGAATTGGAGGATTGAGTATGACAAAATTTAAGGTAGTTAGATATTTTGATACATATCCTGATGGAGTTATTGCAACTTGCGATACAGAGGAAGAGGCTGAAAAGATTTGTAATAAATATCGTAGAAGCCGCAAGCCTATGTATGACTATTTAGTTAGAAAGGAGGGTGAATAATGACTAGAGAAGAGTTAAGAAATAATTATGGAAATGACATCTGTGAGTTATGCTGCCGAGAGTGTTTTACTAATAGAGCGTTTCCTGAGACACTTTGTGAAGGTCGTTATTGTGAGGAGGCAGAAAATATTTTCGCAGATGAACATAATATAGAATTGGAGAATTAATTATGAATCAAGAATATATCATAGACAAAGAGCTGCAAGATATGTTAGTGTCTTGGTTTGAGAATATTGAAGAGATTAGTAGCAAGCTAACAAGTGGCAATGTTTCTCATCAAGGTGCAACTATAAGAAACAAAGCTATAAGATGCTCAAAGTTCATCAAAGAGCATTGTAAAACTAAGGAGGAATAGTTATGGCAAGAATTTGGTTAGCCGTAGATAAAGACGGTGCAGAAAAGATTTTTAATGTAAAGCCGTTCAGAGGTAATACACAGGAAGATAGAGACCGTGTATGGGGTGGTACATACGTTTGCGAAAATTACAAAAAGTGGTATCCTGAACACGATGGACGTGATGAAGATACAGGTAATGCCTATTATCTGGGATATTCAATAGAATTGCCTAAAGGTACTATTAACAAGCTCATCGGAAGAGAGTTGTCTTGGGGCGATGACCCAGTAGAACTTAAATAAGAATAGTTATGGTTAAACCTTACAGAATCAAACATAAGGCTAGTGGGTTATACTATCAGCCTGCAAGCAATCATAATAATCTTACCAAGAATGGTAAGGTGTATATGACAAACAACTCGCTATTGATGTTAAATAATAGCTACGATTATATATCTATTAGTGTTAGAAAAGGCACGAGGGTACATAATATTTTAGAAAAGTTAATGCCATTAAAAGGCGTGGAAGAATTCTTTGGAAAAGCGGTTTATTATCGTGTTCCAAAGAGTGAATTTGAAAAAGAAGAATTATAGCTTATGAAATCAGAAGATATTAAGTTTAAGGCAAAGTCGCTCAACTCAGGGGAATGGGTTGTTGGTGATTTACTTCATCGTATTACAGATACCTGTATAGCAACTAAGGATATGGATGATATTGTATATTATCCTGTTGATCCTTCTACTATCTGTCAGTTTACAGGAAGATATGCAGAGGATTATACACCTATCTATGAAAGTGATGTAATCGAATGTACATACTTCGATGAACAAGATAATGATACTCATGTAACAGGTGTTGTAGCTTGGGAAGAAGATGTTTGGGGCTTTGTTCTGAAAGAGTATATGTTTGAAAATTTAAATGTAGGAAATCGTTATAGAGGTGAAGAATATATAATATTACCATGTACTGACGATACGGAAAGTGTTATTAAAGTTATTGGCAATAAATTCGATAAGGAGAAGTAATTATGCTTGGAGATATTATTCTTACCATTAAGAAATGGTTGAAACAAAACATAATATGCGTGCATGATTATAATTACATGTATAGTTCTTATAATGGTGAATATCATGCTTGGCTTGAATGTACTAAATGTGGAAAAATAAAAAAGATTTAATTATGGCAAAATACAAAGTAGGTGATATATTCATCAATCATAATGATGGTAAGATATTACAAGTGTGTGAAGGATGCTGTGGGGAAGAATGCTGTTATTATGATTGTTGTTGTAAGACATTTCCTTTTTCTGAAAATATAACTTGTGCATCTTTAGTAGGTATGCCTAATCATATCAAAGAACTTCCTTTTCTTCCACCTGGTACTAAGGTTAAGATAAGAAAGAATTTAAAGGTAGGAACAGAATATGAGAAATATACTTTTGTCGAGAAGATGAAGCAAAATAAAGAAGTTACAATTGAAAGGTATTTTGCTTCTCACAAAGCTTATAGTGTAGCTGAAAATGCTTGTAATTACACTCTTAAAATGTTCGACCAAGTAATTAATGAACCAAAAGAAAGCAACAATATGGAAACAAAAGAAATTAAAATCAAAGTTCCTGAAGGATATGAGATAGATAGAGAAAACTCAACCTTCGAGTGTATTAAGTTGAAGCCTATCAAGAAGCTTACTTATAAAGATGTGGCAGAAGAACTATTTTTCGAAGGACTGTTTGCAATTGATTTTAATGGTGAAATTAGACATGCAAGTTCATCATCTAATTCACAATGTGATAGAAACAACGCCACCAACAAAAAGCAGCTTGAAAGACTCTTGGCTCTAAATCAACTTCTGAATATTGCTGAGTACTATAACAGGAAAAGTCCTAAAGAGGGAAATAAAGTATATTGTATAAACTTTGACGAAAGAAACAAAACCACTGAATATTTCGTAGGTGAATATACAAGACCAATGATTGCACGTGGTTTAATTCCAATGTTCAACAGACGTGCAGATGTTAGTGCTGTCATTTATAATCCAAACTTCAAGGCGATACTTGACTTAGTATATAAAGGCGATGAAGATTAGATTAGCAAGAAAGATATGGAATAGGCAGGTAGGTAAACTGTCTCCATATTGGTTCAACAAGTTTTTAATAACAGACAAGTGGGATAGTCGACTTACACAAGCTTTAAGAAAAGTTGTGAAATGGGAGTCTAATAACTTGCATCGTAGATTAGAAAAATCTGTTCGCATCACTCCTTATCAAGCGAAGAAGCTTAGGCAAAGAGTAGAGTTAATGACCTATTTGACCGACTGTATAAATGTTGGAAAACAACAAATAAAGAGCTATGAAACATAGATTAGCAAAGAAGATAATGAGAGCCTGCAACGGATGCGTTCCTTATCTGCAACAGATACTATGTAGGGTTGACATCTCAAAAGAGCTACCTAAGCTTAAGCAATACTGGGAGCCAAGATGGGCGTTGCGTATTGCTATTGACCATGGCAGGTGTGGAAGAAAAGACCACCGAATAACAAAGGCTAAGGTTTTAAGTTTAAGAAAAAATAAAAGAAGATTATGAACAAAACAAAGAAATATCAAATAACGCTTACTGAGGAGCAACTAATGCTGATGGCTCGTTGCGTAGAGGATTGTAGCAGGTTCGCAGCAGGACAGACGGAACTTGGCAACACTCTTCTATTTATAGACAAATATCATCACTTTGAACTGTGTAGGAATCTTCAAGACTTACAACCCTTAGTTACTCCAAGTTTAGGTCGTGGAGCAAGTTATGGATGGAATGGAAGTAGCTGTCCAAACGAAGAGCAACGCAAGTTCATAGCTCAATCTTACTATCTATACCGAGAGATTTATCATCAACATAATCTCGCAGAAGGAATAGACAATGTGTACACTTCCGAAACATTACATTGTAAGGATAGTGGCGAACCAATTCAAATAAAAGTAATAGACGATGGAACTAACGAAAAAAGATAAACGGCATATCGAAGAAGAAGTTAGAAAGCTTCAATTCCGTATTGGTGCAGAAAGCAGAGAGTATGCAAGACTATACGAGAAAACATACCTTGAAACTCTCAAAAAGGAGATAAGCGGAAGGATAGACGCTATCGAACAATACAATAACGCTATGTTAAAAATTAGTGAACCAAACAAAACAGAATAGCTATGATTGAAAATTTAAAAGTATCTTACACCAAAAACTCTGACTTGCATGTTACTCTCGAACCTGTAGCAGAAGTAGGACAGAATCTCCCTTACGAACTTGCAGCACTCTTTGCGCAGATTATAGAGGATAGTCAAGTGAATAGGGAGTTAGTGCTAAAGGAATTAATAACCAGTTTGTCTTACGATGTTGAATTTGAACCTGATAAAGATGGTGAATAGAATAGTCTGGGGAATAATCTTCCTCGTAGCGTTGGCAGTCTACGTGATTGCATTTATCCCGATGTTGATTATCTTCTTCGTAACAGGCAAGAAATGTATGAGAGTTTACGAAGAAGGAGTTATGTTTCCGATAATGGATAATCTCTTTAAGGATTAAAGCTTATGGAAAAAGACGAAAGATGTTGTGGAAATTGTGCCACCTTCTCTAACGAAGATACAAATGGCGTTGGGTGGTGTGATAAGAAGAATAAACTACGCTCTTGCTATCAATTTTGCAAAGAACATAAATTAAGACAGGAAAGAGAGGTGAATATAAAAGAAGAATATATCGCACAAATAGCAAAGGAATTGACAGAATACATGGACTGGATGAAAGATTCCAGTGCAGTAAATGCCGATACATTGGATGAACTAATAGAATATAGTGGCGATATTTACGAAGTTGTTCTCGATATACATCTCATTAATGGCGATGTCGTGACACTAAGAAATGAATGTGTAGACGGGTTTGAGAAAAAGCAATATGCAGGAGCGGAATTGTTTTGCGATTTAAGCGATGGTAATATCATAGTTGAAATTTATGGTTATTCGCCTAAATATCATTCTATCCGCATACCACTAACATCTATATGTTGGATGGACGCTCATACTGAGAATATTGACTGGCAAGAGTATAAACTAAAGAAAGAAAATAGTGGAAAGATTAATAAAGGTAATGGATAAGTATTTGTCCGATGCCAAGAAACAGGTTCTTACCCTCACCGTCAGCAAGGAATGGTTCGATATGATTTCTGATGGCAGAAAGACAGAAGAATACAGAGTTCCTAAGAAGCATTGGATAAAACGCTTGCTTATCGCTAATAGTGATAGTACAGACATGAAGCTTTGGGCAGGAGCTGTAGATGGGCGAGTAGATATTATTCGACAGTCTATCCGTACTAATTTTGTGAGTATCAAACCTTACACCCACGTTCTCTTCATCAACGGCTACCGTAAGGATAGCCCACGCATTAAAAAGAAGATTGAAAGTATTATCATTGGTAAGCCGAAGAAAGGAATGTGCCCCGACAAATGGTTAGATACAGAGTTTTTTATTATTAAGTTTAAATAATTATAAAAGATAAAACAAAAATGGAAAAGAAAGATTTAACATTAGATGAGTATCAGCAGTTAGCTTTAGAGACTGCTACTTATCCTAACCCTATCATTTACCCAACATTGGGTCTCACAGGAGAAGCAGGGGAAGTTTCCGATAAGGTTAAGAAAGTGTTGCGTGATAACGATTCTGTTTTTACAGATGAAAAGAAGTTGGAAATCGCAAAAGAAATTGGTGATGTTCTATGGTTTTGCGCAACACTCTCACACGACCTTGGGTATAAGCTTAGTGATATTGGCAAAATGAATTATGAAAAACTTCATTCTCGACAGATACGAGGTAAGCTTCATGGTAATGGCGATAATCGTTAGCTTATGGGGAAAAAGGAATGTAGAACTCTGGAATAAAGTCAAAGAGCTGTACCCAACAATGTCTGCTAAGGAGATTAGTCGGCTTCTTGGCGTTTCCTACCCTAATGTATGGCGCATAGCTAAATGCCTTGGATTATCACATGATGGGGAAACACAAAAAAGAATAAACAAGAAGCGTTTGCAAAACCTAAAGACTGGTAATAAAAGGGTCTTTACATCCGAGGATAGAGCTAAACTCAGCAAGTCGCAAAAGAAGCTATGGGGATTGGAACGTACACGATTGATATATGGAATGAAGCAAAAAACTAAGCATCACATTTCTCTCGTTCCTCGAAGAGTTGCACAAGCAATGTACAATCTTCGTGTAAGACGTAAATACTTCTATTCAGACTTTAATAGCCTTACACTATATTACGACTCGCTAACAGACAGGAGTATTGACGAACAATATTATATCAATAAATATGGACTAAAATTTAAAGAAGCATGAAGTATTATAAGTATAACATTAATGAATTTATCTTTGGACATATAGAGTATATAACTCCTTGTCCTAATGAGTTGATTTCAAAAACAGGTGTAATTATGAAAGTTGGAGGTCTTGGCTGCCAGCAATGCCCATATCATCGTGGGCGAAATACTAAGAATAAAACTGTAGTATGTATATATACATAGATATATAAAAGTAAAGCGTATCAATGATACGCTTTACTTTTACAATTTATTGTAGAGGACATAATCTATTACCTTTCTATTCGCTTCATCTATCAGTTTTTGGTCTTTCTTAATATAAATAGCAGTTATTGTATGTCCGTTTTTATGTCCGAGGCAATCTGCAATTATATCTACGCTTATACCTATCTCATATGCTATTGTTGCAAAAGAATGACGTGCCCAGTACATACTTATTTTTGGAAGACCAAGGCTTTCACTAATTAGAGCTAACATTTTGTCTATAAGTACACCATAATTCTTATAATGTCTATCTCTGTCGAATCCTTTAAGTAAATGCTTCTCACCTTTGTATTTCTCGAAGATTTCTAAGGCTTCGGGTTCAACTTTAATGTCATACAATGTACCTGTCTTAGCTCTTCTGTAATGTATGCGTCCATTTTCTATTTTTTCCAACCTTGATAAATCAACAATATTTATACCCATTAGGTAGAAGATAAGAAAAAATAAATCTCTATATTGTTCTCTTATTCTTGATAGCTTTGCATCGTGCAACAGTCTTAGTTCTTCAACTGTTAATGCTCTCTTTCTAGTTTCTTCTTTTTTCCAAGAATAATTAGCGAATACATAATTTTGTATCAATCCCTTTTTGCGAGCATAATTAATAACTGAACGAAGTTGCTGCAATCTTAGAGCGATGGTGTTTTGAGCATTATGTTCTTGACGCATATGCGTAACAAAACCATTTAACCACTCTATATCTATGTCTTCTAACCTTAATGACTCGTAATCGCAATATTTCTCCATCCTTTTTTTTAATAAGGTGTAGACTTCTTTTGTAGAAGCTTTTTCTTTCGTATCTAAAAATGCTTCAAATTGCGTAGAAAATAGATGCTCTTTATATTCATTCTCGCTTTCTTCATTTGAAAGGTACATTATCAGCTTCTTATTACTAAAATATCTCAGTTTGCCTTCATTTTGTAGCAACTCTATTCTATCATTTAGTAATGTAAGTTTTTTTATAAGCTTTAGATTGACTTTTCTGTAATCGGGTATATTTTTAACTTTTTCGTTTTTAGCATCCCACTCATCTTCTTTGAGTTCATAGCCAGATGAAATATATATTGCACTATCTTTTCTTGCTATCTTAAATTTAAGCGGATATTTACCATTATTCAATCTTCTCCGCTTGTCAAGCTTAATAGAAACTTTAATCATAGTTGTATCTCCTATATTATTTTGTATGCACGGAATTTGCACGTTTTATTGTATTAAACAATATAGTTTGCAATTATTTGGTTTTGCAAATATAGTGCTTTTGTGCCATTAAATCCTTAATTTCACGCAAATTTAACTAAAATGCAAGAAATATTTTGTAGACTGAAACCGATTCAAGCATGCATATTGTAAATGTTTGATAATCAATAGTTTTCGGCTTTTTAAAATATACATTTGCACGAAATTTGCTCGTTTTGCTGTTTTTTTAGCTATTTAATAATAATACAACAGCGCACACGATACCACCCTCTAATATCGGAAACATCAACTGTGAAATCTGCAAAATTTGGATTTACTGAGCGACAGATAATTTTATCTTTATCCTCTTTTGATGGAAATACGTTTTTTATAATCGCTCCATTTATTGTATCAAGAACATAAGTGCATCCCCACTCAATAAATGCTTTTTCATTTACTTTCTGTACAAGGACTTTGCTCCCACTTGGAAATTCGGGCGACATGCTATCTCCTGTAATAGGAATTGCAAGACTAATATTCTCAATTGGCGACAATATATACTCACAATCATGATTTTGAATTTGGCTATCGAAATTATCAGGAGTTCCACCTTGTGCCGCAATCGGCAGCAATGGAACTCTATGTATGTTTATTGCAGCAAAGTTTGCTTCTTCTTTGCTTTTATCAATCATTTCGCCTTCTCCATTTAAAAACCATTTAGGATTAACTTCTGGGTATACTTCTTGTATATTGCTAAGAACTTTAAGAGATAAGGTTTTAGCATTATAGAAATGACTAATGCTTACTCCTATACTTTCTTGAAACTCAACCATCGACATTCTTTTATATGCTGCAAACTGTTTTGCCCTTTCTAAAAGCGTACTCATATGTTTTATTATTAAAGATTATTAAAATATTAATAGAAAATAATAGGAATTAAAAGATTATTATTAATTTTGCGGTATAATTAAAAACAATCATATTATTCTGTTTGCAAAGATAGATATAATATATTAATTTCTATATAAATATATAGTTAAATATGGTTATAAAATCACAAAAAGAAAAAGAAAGCATGATAATTCTTGCTGTTGAGAATTACATGAAGCAGGGCGTCAAGAAGTCTGAGGCTGTGCGGCGGACTATGAGTGACTTTAACTATGCGTGTGAAGCTTCTATCTATGGAATACTTAAGCGCAATAAAGAGAAAGGAGGATTAAAATGATTAATGAGCCACCTGATGTTAAACCGAAAGGTAGGTACACTATCAAAGAAACTGCTGAAAAGCTACAAGTAAGTGTAACGACTATATATCGTTATACTAAAAGCGGTTTTCTTAACAGTATCGTTAGACCAAATGGGCAAGTTGCTATAATTGGTTCTGAAATAACCCGATTTTGGGGAGGTGAGTATATATAATATAATAAGGTGTAATTATGAAAAAGGAGATACAACAAGCAATTACATTACTTGAATCAAGAGGTTTTGAAGTAATACCGCCACAATCAATTTCTATCTTGAACGAAGAATTTGAGCAATGGTGGAAGATGTATGGTAAGTGCGTAGGCAAGCAAAAATGCTTAAAGAAATGGTTACACATGACAAAGAAGGATAGAGTTGCTTGCATTAATGCTACACCACGTTATGTTGCTTCTATATCGCAAAAAGTTTATCAAAAACATCCGTTAACCTATCTAAATAGTAGAGGGTGGGAGGATGAAATATATTCAGAATATGACGAAGTACAGCAGCAACAGCGAACAGAACTTAGCTTTGCAAAAAAGGCAACAGAGGTCTTTAACGCAGATTGATTTTGAAAACTGGATGAATGCTAATTATCCTCTAATAAGCATGAGAAAAGAACCTGTAAGTTCTCTCCTTTCCGCTCTAAATGATAATAATACTTTAGTTGCTATTGATAGAGATATTTATAAAGGATGTGCACTTAATTGGGTTAAAGCTCAATTATTAGACACATTTAGGCTCTTAGGTGCAAGTAATTCGGTAAGTAGCATTCAAATCGTTTTTCTATCAAGACGAATAAGGAATATATACTTTTACTTATCACTAAGTGAGCTTACATATTTCTTTGAATCTTTAATTGGTGGAGGATATGGTAAAGTATACGTAGGGAATACTATTAATCCTCAAAACATCATGGAAGCTCTGCGCAAGTTTGATAAAGAACGAACTTCGTTAGTAACATGCGAAGAAAAAGAAAAACAATCTGAGTATAAGAGAAATCAAAAACCTATAGTTGATATGAAGTATATTAACGAGGTGTGCAAACGTGTAGAAAAAGAGATAAAAAAGAATAAGTTTAACGTTGATTACAAAAATGAAAATCGAAATCAAATCAATGACTTTACAGAACTTTAAAAAAGTTCGGAGTCAACACATCGACTTTAGCCACAACATGGTTATAAGTGGTGCTAACAAGGTTGGCAAAACAACAATCTATGATGCTTACCTTTGGGCTATTTTTGGCGTTACAAGCAAAAAAAATGCCACCGTACAAACACTTGATGTTAATAATGAGGTTATTCATCACCTTGAAACCTCTGTTACTGTAGTTCTTAACTACAATGATGAGCGAGAAATTAAGGTACAGCGTATTCTTTCTGAAAATTGGAAAGGTAAGGGAACGACAGAAGAAAAGTTGCAAAGTACCACACAAGAGCGACTTATTAATGATGTTCCTCTCTCACAGAAGGATTTTAATACAAAGCTCGAAGAACTCTGTCCTCTTAATAAGTGGTTAGTTCTATCTAATATCAATATCTTTATGACATATAAGGTTGACGACCGTAGGAAGATGCTTATGTCTTTAGCTGGTGAGTTAAACGAAGAGGAACTTATGAAATCTTACCCTTTGGTATATAAAGGTATTATTGAAGATAAAAAACAGTTGAATGATTTGCTTCTTCAACAAAATACGACAAAAAAGAAAGCTGACGAAGAATTAAAATTGATACCTGCAAAAGTTCAAGCACAAGAAGTTTTGAGGGTAGATGCGAATTTTGAAGAATTAAAAACACAAAAAATAAAGCTCGATACTGATATTGCTGCTATCGATGCGGCTTTAGAGGGAGTTTCTGAGAAAGACCCTGAAATGGAAGAATATCTTAAGAAATTACAAGCTTTTAATGAAAAGGTTTCTAAAGCACAAAAAGCGTGGCAAGATACTAAGATAAAAGCTATTGATAATTTAACAAAGCTTATATCCTCAGCTTCTACTGCGCTTTTGGAAGCCGAAAACCTATATACAACTAACAGTAAAGCTTATAATAACAATAAAACTTCTTTAGCAGAGGTCTCTATTAAGTTCGACAATAAGATTAAAGAATGGAACAATGCTAACGAGAAGGAATTTGACTATAAGCAAACAGATGTTTGTCCAGTTTGTGGTCGTCCTTATACGGACGATATGAAAGCAACAGAATATGAACATGCGGTTGCGGAATATAATGAGAATAAATCTAATATACTCATAAAAATACAAAATGAAGCTGCTGAATTAAAGCAACGGATGTTAGTGCTTAAAGGCAATATCAATACATATGAGCAGATTACAAAGGTTCAAGATGAAGAATGGGTAGAAAAAGCACAACTGCGATATAACGGGCTGATAAATCAGCGCAACGAAGCTTATAACCAAACATGGGAATCAACCTCAGAAAAAGTTAGCTTTGATAATGAATTAGCAGAAATAGAAGCAAGTAAGCCTACTATAAAGATAGATGCAACAATTGAAGAGAATAAGGAAAAAAAGAAAACCCTTACTTCTCTGCGTGATAAGTTGGTTAACCAAATCGCAGGTGAAGAGACTAACAAGCGAATTGATGCTGAAAAAGAGAAGCTTAATAATCGCTCTATTGAGTTATCTCAGATTATTGCTGATTGTAGTGAAGTTATCCGTCAAATCAAAGCATACAAGAAAGAAAAGATTAACCTCGTTGAGGAGAAAGTTAATTCTTATTTTTCTCTCATTCGTTGGAAGTTCTATGAACAAAATAAGACTAATGACGATGAAAAGGAAATATGCACCGCTATTGATAAGGATGGTATTGATTACGATAATACAAATGACGGAACAGTTATTGATATGGGTGTTGATATAATCAGTGGTATATCTAAGGCTTCAAACATCTTCGTTCCTCTGTTCGTTGACCGCAAGGAATCGGCTGAATATATCGTACATACCGAGCAGCAGACAATATGCTTACAATGTATTTATGGGCAACCTTTAGAAATAAAATCAGTTTAATAAAACTCTTAAATATACAAACATTATGGAAGAAACAAAAGACTTGGCTGTAATTCAGCCACAAAAAGGACTTAATATCTTTGGTTCTATCGAAGGATTTGAAGCAGGACAAAGAATAGCAAAGGTTTTCGCCTCTTCTTCTTTCGTACCTGATGCATACAAGAATAACATTGGTAATTGTATGATTGGTTTAAACATGGCGATTCGTATGAATGCTGACCCTTTAATGGTGTTACAGAACCTTGTTGCTGTACACGGCACACCGACTTTTGAAGCAAAATTTGCTATCGCTTGTTTTAACGCAACGGGCAAATATTCTACTCTTAGCTATTCCGAAATTGGTGAAAGAGGCAAAGATAGTTGGGGTATGTATGCCTATGCTATTGAGCTAAAAACAGGTGATTTAAAAAAAGGACCTGCAGTTACAATACAGATAGCTAAAGATGAAGGTTGGTACGCTCGTAATCCTAAATGGAAGAATATTCCTGAATTGATGCTACGTTATCGTTCGGCATCTTGGTTTATCAGAACAACCGACCCTGGTATTATGATGGGATTCCAAACTAAAGAAGAAGCGGAAGATGCTGAGTATGTTGAAATTTCTTCTGTTACACCTTCTGTTTCACAATTATCCGAAGAAGAGAAGCTCGCACAAGCTCAGCAGCAAGAGGAACAGCAAGCTAATTCTCAGTCGCTTGATATGGATAATGGCGAGAATAAGGAAGAAAATAAGGCTGCTAATAATTCCTCAAACGAAGAGCAGAAAACCGCTCAGACCGCAGAAAATGCGGCTCAAACCAAGCCTAAGGCAAAACCGATGGGTAAGCAGGAAATGCCTGATATGTTTAAGCAGCAGTAAATTGACGGATAGGAGAGAGAGAAATCTCTCTCCTATATATAAAAAAGGTATAGTATATGCAATTAATTACATTAGGTAGTGGAAGCTCTGGTAATGGGTATATCTTACAGAATGATGATGAAGCACTTATCATCGAATGCGGCATGCCGTTAAAAGATGCCGTAGAGGCACTTGGAGGAAATCTTAAAAAGGTTGTCGGTTGCTTGATTACTCATAGCCACGGCGACCACGCAGGGTTTATTCATCAGTATGCACGACCTTTCAATATCTTTGCGACCAAAGGTACTTTAGAAGAGAAGAAGGTAAAGGAAGGCGATTTTCATTACAATGTTATACCGATGTTGAAAGAATTTCGTATTGGTAATTTTGTTATAAAGGCTTTCGATACAGTTCACGACACAAAAGAGCCTTGCGGCTTTATTATTTATCATCCCGATATGGGAGATATGCTTTTCCTTACGGATAGTCATCATATAAAGTATAAGCTATCTTTTCCGCTTGATTATATCCTCATAGAATGTAATCATACAGATTCTTTGGTTGATAAGAGTGTAAAAGAAGGCATTATCCCTAAGAAAATTGGTATCAGAGCAAAAGCTACTCATATGAGCTTAAATAGATGTTTAGAGCTTCTAAAGACAAGTAATCTACAAGGAACAAAAGCAATAGTACTTATACATATGAGTGCAACAAACGCAGACTCTAAACTATTTACTTCTGAGGTCGCTAAATGTACAGGAAAAGCAGTATTTGTTGCTAAAACAGGTTTAATAGTAGAATTACTAAAATGACAGATAAGAATAAAACTTACCACCAATTGGTAAAAGAAGTCGAAAAAGAAATAAGAATGTTTACTAAAGATATTCTGCGCTTTAAAGAAGTAGCTCGACAATATCATAAATAAATTAAGGCGATTGCTCTCACGAGTAACCGCCTTTTTTAACCTATAATTAACCATAGATACAAACAACTATTTTATGATAAGAAATATTCTCTGATGTCGTATACTCCATCCTTATCTTTCAGCAGGTCGAGCGCAAGGTTATAGGCATACTTTACCAAGTTATCGGTATCAATGTCTTTAACGCTTTCTTTGCCAAGAATCTTTGCTATAGTACAGCCGTGGTCGCTAACAACCTGATTCATTGCTACGTACAAAGCATAATCGTTATAATAAGGTTTATCTTCCATTGCAAGACCAAGGTTTTCTAAAGCATCAAGCCATGTCTGCATATCCCAAGTCACAGGTGGATTCATACCGCTTACAATCTCAGAAGCCTCCTTCTTGGTGAGATAGTTTTTCCACTTGATTGCGCAAAGCTTTTCAATATATTCTTGCGCCAGTTCTGGGTGCTTGGATGCCATATCCTGCATCATGCAACGCATCGTGTCTCCAAATGTGTGCATGTACTTTACGTTTGCTGATGTTGCCATTATACTGTAAAGCTCATCAAACTTATTCATAATGTCTTTTGTTTCCATATCATTTCTCTTTTTTTATTCTGTTGTAATTAAACTTTTCAATTCTTCAAAGTCGCTCTTTGCAAAGCTGATACTCTTTTTGCTTCCAAAAAGTATTGTGGTTATTATATTGTCGGGTAGGTCAATAGAAACAGCTCCGCCATCAATGCGACCTTTGATAAAACCAAGGTCAAACTCATAGTTGCTTATATTCTCCAACATCTGCATGAGGTCTGAGAATATGGTATCAGCATCAATGTTTCCGTCCTCATCGGCAATGAATAGAGTAGCGTTGTCAATGCTTTTGCCCCAACTGTCCTTGTGCTTGGCGATGATGTTGTGTGCAGCTCGCTTCATATACACGGAAGGTATAGCCAAAGCAGGATTCTCTTTCACCATATCACTAATTCTTGCGTCTGCCCACAAATCAAGCGATGTAAGCAGTTTCTCTTTCAATTCAGGTATGTTCATTTCTTCGCTCCTTTCTTATCAGTCCCTTGAACCATAGCAAGGTATTCTTGCCAAGTTTTATCACTATGATTTGTCATATAGTCGTTGAGCATAGCAGTTTTCTGTTCTTCTGCCTGCGCTACTTCTTTTCTTAGTTTTTGCATCAAGGATAGGTGTTTCTTCAATGCTTCCTGTCCTTGTTGAGAGCTTTCGATACGAGGGCGAATGATACGCAACTGCTCGTCCTGTACGAGCTTGGTTACATACTGCAAGCTCTCAACGTATTCTTGATTTTGCATCAAGTATTGTTTTTGCGCTCCCGTAAGATTGTCCTCTATCTTGTCAATTTCATCCCAAAGTGGAGTAGAGGACTGCTGCGCTTGCATATTGATAGATGCTCGCTTCTGTTGTATTGCTTCATACATTTTCTGTAGCTCTGCATCCATCATCTGCGGTTGTTGCTGACTTGTGCCCATATCAAGCAAAGGGCTGTTTCCGAAATTCATCATAATCAATATCTTTAAGTTGGTGATATATTATAGAGAGGTGAGAGGGCATCCACCAACGAGGGCAAACGCCCCTCACCAACTCATTTTTTCTTAGTCTTTTTTACAGACTTCCTTACTGCTTTGTTACGCTCCTGTAGTGGGAGTTGAAGCAGCTTGGCAGTTACAGCCGTAGCTACCGTAACCCGAAACTACTGGTGTAGATGGGAGAACCAACTGACCACGCAAGCAAGTGCAGGTCTTTTCGTTCACGTAAGCCATCATCAGCTTCTCCTTGTAAGGAGTGAGAGCTTCCATTACGGCAACCTTCTTGTCGAGGTCGCAATACTTAGCTTGCAACGCATCGAACTGGTCTCGCTGATTCTTGTACAGACCGAAGTCCGCATCAATCTGAGACTTGTAAAGACCGAACTCAGCATTCATCGCTCTGCGGTTCTCTGCATTGATAGCGTCTGTAGCACCCTTATACATAGAGAACTTCTCTGCGATGTCAGTCTCACGCATAGCGTAGAACTTGTTAGCGGTGTCAAGCTTCAAGCCGAACATGTCGGTAAGCAACTTAACTTCGTCAGCACATTCCTTCTCCATTACCTGCAAAGCGGTTGGCTGATTAGAACTTGCGCTAACACCGTATGTGTTGATGTTCACGTTCTCAGGCATAGTGCCACCGAGAGAACCAAACACATTGCGATTACCACCAAACAACCACGCACCAAGACCGAGTGCAGTACCAGCTATTCCAAGACCCAAGCCAGTTCCTGCGATACCTTTAGAAGCGTACTCATCATGCTTCTTTCCCTCTTCGTAGATTTTCTTCTCTACTACTTTAGCATCTGTCATTTCCATGATACAATCTTTTTAATCCTTAAATGTTAACTAACTCTTGTAACGTTACACGGCAAAATTAGTTGTTATTATTCAGACTTAAAATAACTCTATCACACTTTGTTTTAATAGCTGATAATCAGTAAGTTAAGCTGATAGGAGGTAATGTCATATTAAACAAAAAAAGTGGTATGTCGGAAATTCCGAACAACCACTTTTAGGCAATTTCCATTTTGGAAACAACCACTCTCAGTTATTAAGCATTACTTAACAACTGAAACAAAAAAAGAGAAGCAATCACTTGCCTCTCTTACTCTTATTCTTTAAAAAATGCAGAATGTCCCACTTCTTCCAATATCTCGTATGCCCTCGCTTCTTACACTCACCGTTCGGTATATCACCACGCTCGACCATACGATTTAGCGTAGAGTCGCTAACACGTAGCTTCTCTTTAACTTCCTCTGTACTCATCATCGGGTTAAGCATATCGGGGATGATGTCACAAAGTCTATCTAAGTCATCATCGCTCATTCCGCAGGCTGTTACCTTTTCGCCATTTCTCTGCTGTTCGTCTGCCTTAAAGCAAGCATCACTTAGTGACTTCAAAGCAGTCCCGAGTAACTTATAACTCAATATCTTCGCCATATTACCTTTGTTTTTGTGATATTTTCGTAAAAATTGCCCTTATGAGCATATCTTTCTGCCTATTCTCGTTCCATTACAGAATAAATCCGTAAAAGAGTATACGTAGATAATTGCAGTCATTACCATCAGTGCGTAATGACTCATTATCATAGCATTGGTAGTAAAGATGCTGTTATGTACGATATGTATAGAATTGACTCCGAAGTAATAGAAGAATGGAATACGATACCTCCAACAAAGCCAAAAGAATCTGCTTGCAAGGATTATCACCATCGGAAACATATACACCATAAAATAGATGAATAGGTAGCATGGTTCGTTGCCTGGTAGCTTTATAAGCATTTCACGAGGATGCGTGCTGAAGTTTATCATTCCGTAGCTATGCACAAGCATGATAGCTATTGGCATCCACTTACAAAACCACTTAAAGAACTTTAGAATCCTTCTGTTATACCTATTGCCGCTCTTCATCAGCAGTTGCATAATCTCACTTACATCCATTCCCTGCATTAATCGCAGGATTTCTTTTTCCCTATCATTCTGTTCCATAATCCCTAATTTAGTTCGAGCATTTTTGCAAAAATAAACATTTTCTCCATTCGCTCTCATTTTATTAACATAATTAACTTTGCAAACGTATAATTAATTGATATTCATGCGCTTATAGGTGTTTTTTAAATATCTATTTAGCGATAAATAAAAACCTTGCCTATCTTCACAGACAAGCAAGGCAATGTTATCCAAAAACAAATCTACCTTAAAAAACTAATTTATATTTTTGTGTATCTATGGCGTAAGTCTGTATGATAAACCTACTCCGACATAAGGCTGCATACCTTTAGGCGTTAAGCCATATCCTGCTTGTAACCCGATTCTAAACCGTGACTCTTTGTCACGTATTGTGTGAGTGATATAGGTCGTTTTCTGTTTAATGGTGATACTATCAAGGTTAGGCTCGTACCCACTAACATAAGCTCTATACAGCGTATCTTCATAGACCTTCTGAGAGATTGGTATCTGAACCTTTACACTATCGCTTACGAACTGTTTAGTAGCACTATCGCTTGCTATTGGTAACGACCTTGTGATGTATCTAACAACAAAGCTATCTACTGGCACAGGGAATGACTTCTTAACAGAATCAACAACCGTTACCTTTGTTGTATCACACACCTTTTCGCTTTTATTCCTGCCATGCTCTATATATAGGACTATATTCAGAACTATCGATATGCATAACAGCACTCCAAGAACCTTTTTCATAAGCTTTTATTATTTAGGTTTAAAATATAATAGGTTCTTTATTGCAATATTCCCATTTATATCCATTTGTGCTAATTCTATAGCCTCTACAACATCGTCCAATAAGGCTTATATTTGAATTGGTCATTTCACCTGCCTCTTTTATAGAATTGTACGTATTCAGTATTTTACCATTCATATCTTTTTGAACAACCTTCCTTTTGAGAACTCTTGTATGTTTTATCTTAGGTCTTCCGTCTGCGTAATTCCACAAAAAGCCTTTCACAGAGCCAATTTTTCCCATACAACAATATGATATACAATAAGGCATAACACCAATAGCAGCACCAGCATCATAAGAAGATTCATATTCCTTTATAAACTCGCCTTCTAAAGAATACTGTCTAACAGGTATACAATTCTTTTTTCGAGCTTTTTCAAATACGTTACTATAAGCCATATTATAAGTTTCTGTACACCATTCAAGATTCTCGAAATTATTGTTTGTTTTGTTTTCGTCCTTATGATTTACTAATTTGTAATGATGTGGGTTAGGAACGAAAGCCTCTGCTACCAATCTATGTATATAAACCTCCTTATTCACACGTTCTTTTGATAGAATTAAAGTTTCATAACCTAAGCCAACGCAAACGTGGGATTTTCGTATAGAACCTTTCACAAAACGTTTCCCATAAGCTGCATTGACATATCGGTCAAGACTTTTTACTCTTCCTAAATTGCTGATTTGATAGTAACCTTCGTACCCTTTAATGTCTTTCCAAATTTCTACAGAATTATTCATATCTCAGTGCTATTTGTTTACCCCAGTGATTTAAAAATAAAAGGGAAAGCCCACTGAGTTAGCCTTTTCAACAGTCCATGACCCCTGTCTATCCCTTCTGTAAAATTACGAAAAATAATTGAAACTACAAAAACATCAATTAAGAAAATTAGTCAGTTTCTTTCTTGCCGTAATCCCTTGGTGGTTGACGTTTTAAACATCCGTTAACCCTACACTCATTCCACTCTAATTCGTGAGTAATCAGAACTAAGTTATTCTTCTCGTCTTTTAGCTGTCTAATCTGCGTTCTTTGCTTTCCTAAGTCGTCAAACAGCGAATCTATCTTGTCATTTAATTTCTTGCGTTCTGCCATGTGTTCATTGTGCTCATGCTCGTAGAGCTTTTTCCACTCTTGTGCATAAGCCATAGCATTAGCATCTTCTTCTTTTTGTGCAACAGCAGCCTCTTTTCGTTTCCTTGAATTATAGTAGAGTAATTGCCCAACAATACCACTACTTACTAATAATGTTAATATTGAAATCACGTTTTCCATTTTCATTATCCTCCTTTTTATTCAGTCCAACAATCACATTCCCACACTCTTCGCTTCTTTAGACCCTCCAAAGGCTTACCTTTAGAATATATCCACCGCTTAAACTGGTTGGTTATATCTTCATCAGACGCTGACTGAAGGATTAGGCGATAGAGGGTTGACTGCTTAAAGGTGGCTATGCCAAGATTAAAACAGAAGTCTGCACAGGCATCGAAACGTCCTTGTGTCTTCGTGAAGTGTGGTGAGGCAGAAAGGAATATTTCAATTGGTGCAAGGTCGTCAAGAAGCCACTCTTCAGCTTTGGCAGGTGTGCAAGAAGTGTGTGCCGTAACTTTGCGTGTATGACCATATCCGCAAGTCCACACTCCTGCAGGACAACGATAGGCTTTAGAGTGGAAGCCCTCGAACTCTTTGATTTTTTCAATTAATCTAATACTTGCTTTCATATTTCTTAATGTTTAATTAATCCAACTCTTGATTATCCAATCAAGGGGTTATTTTTATTGTTCATATATCATATAATTATTTTTTAATATTATTTATAGGTATAAAATTTGGTATTTAAATAAATAATGGTAACTTTGCAAATGAGGATACCGCTCGTGCCATGGTTACATTTTGGTTACAAATGTGCCAATTGAGGGTATCCATTTTTATTTTATGATAAAACGTGTGCGGACTTTATCAGCACTCATTATATTTATAGTATGCCATTGAGTTTTTTTCCCATTTCGCACTATCCTATATCTGTATACTCCATAGTGTTTAATCGGTCTTCTGTCAAATCTTCCTCTATAATTGGTGTATGAAAAATATGAGCGGTTAGTCCCAGAGAACTTAGAACCTTGTTGTCTTGTATAGAGCTTTTGTAGTCGAATATTCTTTGATTTAAATAGGTCAATATAAAACATATTGTCTATAAACGGATAACCTATAAAAGGCTCCCAAATTCTTTGACCATCACGATAATGAAGTGTTTCTGAAGTAACCTTAACGCCTTGCAGACCTTCTGTAACAGTCTTTAGATAAATATACATGTCAGAACTTAAATCACCACTATTATTCGCAGTATTATCTAACATATAAAAGCCATTCAGTTCAACATTCGTTCGTAATATATCTCCATTACATTCCGTAGAAGCCAAATTTTTTTCCCGTTCGTTACCATCAATAAATACGTGCCAAGTAACGTTTTTCAAAAGAGTGTCTACCTCGTCCCCAGTATGGTCACGACGGATAATGCTGCCCAATTGTGGTACTCTCGACAATTTAAATCTTAGATAACCATTAACAGCATAAGCATTAAGACGTGCTCCCCCATTAAGTTTACCAATAGGGATAGCCTTACCAATTATATACTGAGTCTTGGACTTTTATTTCTTTTTTGCTTCTAATATTGCTATTCGACTCAATATGTCACTAATTACTTCTTGTATACTTTTCATACCTTCGGTAATAGTCTGACCTTTATATCCACCAACGCCAAGTAGATATTTATATCCATTTTTAGGGTCAGAGGAATCTGGTAGACCATCAGGACCAGTTTCTTTCGCATAGACAACTTCTGCATTAATTCTTTTAGTATACGAAGTGCCAACGCCGAGTGTCCTTATAAAATAACTATCATTGTAATTAAAAACTCCTTCGCTATGACCATATTTGCGTGTTACTGTTACATGTTTACCTTCTGCATGTGAACATTCACCAATAGCTTCAGTATCTATACCTTCGGCAACTGCTCCATCTACAATCGTCACTCCATCCCTTGTACGTCCTGCTTTAACAGGAATCCATGTACCATTTATAACTTGTTGAGCCACATGTTTGTAAATAGCATCAGTATCAGTGATATTAGTATCAGCTGTGAGGTCTATCCAATCTCCGAATGTATATGCACCACTCTTTTGCGTATTTTTACGGATATACACTTTACCAATAGCCGTTCCTGTTGTTCCTATAGCTATTTGCGTAGATACATATTGATTATAAACGGCTGTTGTCGTTCTCAAAGTTTGTATGGTAAACGTTTCCCCTGTGATAGGAATGTTTGCAGTTACGTTTGGATATATGCCGCTCGTTAAGGCTTTATTAGCATCGTTGAATGCTATACCTTTGAAAGACAATAACGTTTTTGTATCATATTCTGTTACTTCCTTAATCTGTTGCACCCATTCCGAATATGTACCTTCGAAGCCTTGGCTTAGTGCTGCTTCGTATGCAGACTCGCCTCGGAAGTCGAAGCCTTTGATTTGGAAACATTGCTTGCCGTTGTCTGTATTTCGGATTAGCAATATCACATCCTCGTTCTGTAATTTGTCTACAACTCCAAGCTGCGTGACATTTAATATTTTCTCTTCTTCCATAATATTTTTTGTTTTAAATTAATATACATTGAACTCAAATGGAACTTTCGATACGCTATTTGTACCTGATGCTTCTGTTGTCAGTTTTTCGGGATAGGTTGCAGATAGCTGAGGAGGAGCAAGTAATACATCTTCGTATCTATACCCAACCGAGCCATTCAACCTGTCATCAGGGAATGATTTATCCCAATCTGCGCCACCCCAGGCATAACCATCGCTGGCATTTATATATTGAGCATAGATGGTAACAGTCTTAGAGATTGGTGCAAAATCGTTGCTGTTATCAATATACCAAACGACTACATCGCTATTACCTATACGCTCAATCGAAGATGTAAGATGTAAGCACTGTCCTGGCATAAGGAATAGCATTCTACTGCGTCTGCCGTTACAGATAAAGCAACCTCCATCATACTTTGCATCACCAAAGAATGGTGGCACACCTCCTCCTTGCGGATGGATTCTTCCAGTATTGCCTGTATTATAGTTATTCACGGAAGCTAAGCGAGGATCGGCAAAGACAACCACAACTGCTCTGTGTAGAAATTCGTATGGTTTACCTGTTTGGTTCTCCATAGAATATCTGTCGTTGTATTGATACCTTTTACCAGTTGCCCATTTTGCTACGAGTGGATTATATTGCGAAGATATTGTTAGCTTCATACCAGACTCCTTTATTCCGTGTACTGTCAGTTCGCCATGTTGGTCTGTTGCCGACAAGACAACATCATTAATCATTGGCAGTACAACGTAAGGATTGATATTTATCCCACTCAACCATGTTGCTTGATTGTTTTCTTTCGCCCAAGTTCTAAACGTTACGGACTTATGATGTACCATATCACAGATGATTGGCTGGTAAAGATTATAGGTAATCTCTGCGCTATTCTCTATCAACACGCCTTTCAGGTGTAAGTCTCCTGTGATGACAGTGTTATCCGCATCAAGTGTAATCTTACCCTTTTCTATGTCAATACCTGTACGCTTCAACACATCCTTATTAGCAACATCTTCCGTTGCCTCCGTCCAAGGTGTGTTCATTAATCCTGTTTCGAGTTTAGGCTGGCATACTTGCAATGAGCCTGCTCCGTTGCGTCCATATACCTGTATAGCGATAGCCTGATTGGTGACAGTAGTCTTAGGGCTAAAATGATACCAAACCTTTGTCCACTCAGTAGGAATGTTGTCAAGCTGGATATATCCCGATGTCGTACTATTACCGTTAGCCGAAGTAAAATTTGACACGCTACCATTGCTGCACTCTGCGAACTTGACGTTAGTTAAGAGGTTTAGAGTACACTCCACATTGGTTTTGCTCGAACTGATATAACTTCTGACGAGGAATGATAGAGTGTAGTCTTTGTCTGCTTTTACACTAACGTTACCAAATCTCACCAATGTTACAGACGCACCCTGCTTAACATTCCCTTCACTCATACTACATCCGTCTATTGCGTTGCTTGTAACATTGCCAACTTGTGCAAGATTGCCACCTGTATTAAGGTAACGAGTATTGTCGAGCATATTGCCACCTCTGTAGTCGTAATCTTCCTCCGAAAGCGTCCAGCCATTGTAAGAATCTGACTGCTCAAACATAGGTCGGCATACGTAGCCATCAATGCGACCATTCGTCTCGAGACTGTAGAATAGTCGTACAGAGCAATACGAGTAGCCGCCCGAAGCCACGAAAGTAAACGACACGAGTTGCCATGTGTTTGCAGAGTTCAGAGTCACAGGTTCATCGAGCAATGTGCCTGTGGCTGTGGTTGAGCTCTCGATATTGCCTGTTATAGCAGTTTGCCCAAATACCTTTATGTACAGCTTCGCTGTCGTATCAGAAACCTTTGCCCAACATGATATTGTATATTTCTTGCCTGCGACTATAGGGATATTGTTGCAGGAGTTGTTAGCTCCTTCCCATCGCAGCAAAGGGCATAGTGCTATACTTTTACTTGTAGGCATAAAATGTAAGCAATTGCTATTCTTATATCCGCTTAGCCGCTCCATTGTAGCCTTAGTAGCAAAAGATATATAAAAACCTCCATTTCTTGTGAAGTCAGAGTTCACAAGCAAGTTTCGTCTGCTTACTGCTTGCTCCGTAAGACTAAGAGATATTTCTCTTGCTGACTGCTTTATTGCGCTGTTATATTCGGTAAAGCTCGCCTTGTCCCTGATTTCTTCTGGCAGAGCGTCATATTTGTTACTAACTTCTGTGTATTTCCGCTCGTAGAGCTTAGCTGTTTGTATAACAGAGCTATTGAATTTCGAAACATTAACGCTAAAGGCAATCTGACGATAGAACATTTTTGCGCCATCATTGAACGACACAACCACATATCCGCTGGTCTTGCTAACATCGCTACCATTAACGTTTTCTTTAGCTACACCAATACCCTTTAAGACAATCTGCAAGCACTCCGAAGTCTTGCGGATAACTGCATTGTTGCTTTCGACATTAAAGTTCAAACTGCCTGTTATGCTTGGCTTCTTGATGTCGTCAATAACATTCTTTCCATCTCTTGTAAGCCATATCTCTGCAGTTTGTGTTGCCGATGAATTAACAACTCCATTATCTTCAGTATCAAAAACCAAAGGAGCATTCTTAATAGTGACTTCATGTGCATCCAAGCCATCCTTACCATCTGCTCCTGGCGCACCGTCCTTTATCGCCACTATCGTAATCTGCCCCCTCGCCAATAATATTGCCATACACTTTCATTTTTAGTTTACAGAAAAGATAAGGGTGAGGTGCCCTTATTTAGACACCTCACAAGTAAATGTACCTCTGCCGCTCACGTCTGCGTTAGCAACGGTGACGTAAGGCTTGGTCGAAGCGTTTACTGGACTTGACGTACCGTTCCAGTTTGTAGCCACACCACTGGCATTGTACTTTGTCCACTTGTACGTGAAGTTTGAAGCATGGCTGGTATCTGCCTTTACAACAGCGCCATCCTCCACCACCTTGCCATCTTTCCACACACGGGCGAAAAGCTCAGTCGACTGGGCACCGTTCACAATCTTGTCGCCCGTCAGCGAGTACACCTCCACAACGTATGGGTCGCTCGCATCGAAGAACGTGACGATAGCGCTGGCAGTATCACCACCATCCTTGACAGTACAGCGGAAGGTCTGGAAGTTAAGCACGTCATTGGCTCTCACGTTCAGAGTGCTCACGCCACCCGAAGTGCTCACGCTGCCCGAAGCCACAGCACTCCATGTGCCAGCACTGATATTCAGCACCTCCCAAGTCATAGAAGTCAGAGAAGTGTCCTGAACGTTGCCACGGAAGAACTTCGCCACGGCACGCAGCGTCTTTGTGCTGTTGGTCGAGTCGAACGTGTTGCCATCGGGAGTCTCAATCTGAACCATTTGGAGCGCACCGCCACTCTTCGCAAGCGAAATCGTCTTGTAGCCGATGCACGTAGTCGTAGCCTTAGTCTCTGAGTCAGTGAATTTGCACGACCATTCGATGTTTTTCACGCTGCCGTTATGAGCGATGTTGCTTGTGAGGTTAAGCTGATACGACTTGCCGCTTACTGGGGTAGCAGCCACACCATCCACCTTCCACGACCACTCAGTACAAGCAGCTGTCGGAGCTTGGTCTGAAGCATTGCCAGTCACGTAGACACGGGCAGTGATAACGTTAGGGCTACTTGCCGAATAGTTCGGAGTGTACACACCCGTGTCGGGAGTATAAATCTGAGTCTCGCCCTTAGAGCATTGAGTGAAACACTGAACGGCTTTGCCGTCATTGAGGTCGACGATAGTAATCTGACCATTAGCCAATACTTTTGCCATAATCTTATTTTTGAATTAAAGTTATATTATTTACTATTAATACTCTTCGTGTCTGATATGTACACACGACACCCGAATTGCGCCTGTCTGTCCACATCATCACGTGTGATAAGACACGAGCGCCCCACGCCCTCATGCAGCCTATTCCACACAGCATCATCTTCAGCGTCAGCCGACTGTCGCCACCATGACCATGCACTATTGCCAACAGTGTCACTGATGTCTTCACCGTTACACAGAAGCGTAGCATTGAGCGTCATTTTTCCCGAACCGTTTATCATCACCATGCCAGTGTCGCTCGTTATCATCACCTGATAAGCCACACCTTGGTCGCCCTTAACTCCGTCTGTAAGCACAGGCAGGTCGTAGGTAACTACAACATCTTCATGGTCTGCCTCCTTGATGGTAGATTTTAACTTAACAGATGTAATCTGATATAGATTGCCTATATCAGACAGAGCCTTGTTAGGCAACAGCTTTGTATTGCTACTGCCATCTAAGAGAGTATATTCTGCATATATCAGAGCATCTGTCAGAGTCTCAACCTTGTTGCCAGTACGCTTGTGTACCTTAAAGGTAATATCTGCAGGTGTCGTTGTCTGAGTTGACGGATGGCGAGTATAGTAGGCAACTGAAGGCACAATATCGTACATTATCGTAATAGGGTCGATGATATTGTCAGGAGTGCCTTGGAATAGCTGGAAGTTGTCGGTGTTGTGCATCACCTTTTCTGGGGAAATAATCGTTGTGATTATCTTCCACTGATAAGGGTTCACAATCTTGTTGTCGTTTGTGTCCAAGCTACCTGTGTAGTGAGGTGCACCGAGCTTATGGTACATGGTGATTGCAGGAGCGTTATCATTATCAGTTGCGCTATCCTCTGTAGAGGTAGACAGCTTAATCACGTTGCCGTACTTCTTCCACTGAATTTGGTCGCCAACTTGTACAATCACGTCGTAAGGCGCAGGAGCATCAGGCTTTTCGCCATCATAGCCATAGAATATTCTGTCTGCTATCTTAGTGCCGTTGTCGTCTACATCCGTGCCTTCTTGCTCTGCAAACAATGACGCGAGAGTCTGCATGCCCTCGTCCATAGTAACCTCGACCATTACGTTGCCCCAAACGAGCTTTTTTTTCTGTTCGTTGGCAAGTGTCTTGTCGGAATAAGTAGGAATAGTGAGCAAGTTACCTTGGAACTCCTTTATGTTACTAAGAATAACATAATCGTAGAGCTTACCATCCAACTTCTCTTGACCCACACCTACAACCATACGCCAGTAGTATCTGTTAGATAGTTTCTCTAATTCTCCTGCCTTCACATTAAAGGTCTGACAAAGAGCCATCATGCCAACGTGCCACCAGTTCATGGTCTTGGTAGTACCATCGTCTGCAACGGCATAGCACTTATAAGCGATTACCTTCTCTTTAGCAGCGTCATATATATAGCTAACCTTTGCTATCTGAGAGCCTGCGTTACTGAAGATAGTCGTACCGCCCGAATAGCTAACCTTGCGTATCTCTACGCTCGATGCAAACATTCTCGTTCTCGCTATAAGATAGTCTACAAAGAGGTGACTCTTACCGTCATCGCCCATATACAGGTCAAAGCCTTGCGCTCCGATGATAGCTCTATCCGAAGGAGTACTGTTTTTATCGTGTATTCTGTCAACAACGACATCTGCCAACTTAGCATCGCCATTGCCATTCACGTAGCTCTCGCCATTGCCTAAGCTCATTCCGTTTATCGCCTTGATAACATCCTGTGCTTTTAGTCCCTTTAGGAATGTTATAAGACCTTGCGCTGTGTCATCAAACTGCTTAGATATAAAGTTATCACTACCATATTTTGCAATTAAGTTTCTCAACTGACTAACGGTATATCCTCCACCATTACCATTGCTTCCTCCGCTTGCAATAATTGATTGTACATCTTCTTTTAGCTGAGTAATAGTACCTTTTATCGCTTGATTACCTAATGTAATTGTTTGAATAAAATCGAAATCAATATTGTTCGACAGCTTCAATACTCTTGTAGCAAGCTCATATCCGTGTCCATCCTTGTACGTTACTCTCTGTCCTATTTGTAATTGAGGATTATTCTCTAAGAACACATCTGAATATGACTTAACCTCATAGTTATTCAAATCAGACAATAATCGCACAATCTCTTCTTTTGCTTTTTCTAACAACCTATTCTGAGCATCCTCATAATAGATAGTATCAGCCATTGCAATATTGTAGAGAACAGTAATATTACATTTTAAAGAAGGTTTACTCTCTCCACGGGGAATAAGCTTTTCTGCAGCATTTGTAGGTATTATTATATCATTATCTTCTTGATATATTATCTCGTAATCTCCTTTTTTTATAGAGAAAGGATTTTTGTCTACATCATCCGAGGTGTGTGAAGAAATAGCGTCTTTATGATATGTAAGCTCAAAACCTACATAATCACCATTAGAACCACGACCTGCAAGCGGAGTAGAAAGCGCACCCGTATTAAAGTTTGCTTCAAACGAACATCCGATATTCTTACCATTGATAAGCAAATCATCGGTAACCTCAAAATCATACCAATAGTGTGTAACACCATCATCAACTGTTGTATTGATAATTGTCTTTCCTTCTACTTTTTCTGTAGTAGGGTAAGCTAATCGCATATACCATACGGTGAAGGTCTTATATTCTTTGACAGACCCATCAGTATTCGAGATAGGTATTTTCTTTTTATTTTCGTCAAGAACATACTTAACCCTACCACGCACATCGTATACATATGTATTAAGTGACGGGAAAATATCAGAAAAGTCGAGAACTTTCGTAAAAAGCGGCTCTTTTGTTTTATCTTTTCTGAGGTCAAGAGTTGAATATTTATCAATAGAGTAAGGGCATTCTTCTCCATCAATAGTAATTATTCCGTTTCCTTCTCCTAATTGTAATCTTATATCGCTTGACGATATATTTTCTCCTTGACTATTTACTTGTGTAATATTTCTTGTGCCGCCGAAGATGGAGAAGGCGTTGTAATAGCTTTCTTTGCTATTACTAATACTTGGCACACCTACATTCTTTCCAACTTCCAAAACTACAGGAGTTGCACCGACTAAGACTTTACCAATATAGATTATCTCATCATCATAATCAATATGCCATTCACAATTATCGTCAAGAGCATTTGTTATTGCTGTAAGTGCAGATATAAAATCATTGTCATTAAATGATACATTTATAGTGTTAGATGTAACTTGCGTAAAGATAACTTTCCATCCGCATTTGCCAAACATCAAATCCTTGTTAAGAAAATCTGCTATTTTGCCACTAAGTACAGAAGTAGTACCCACAAAAGACCATACATTTTGCTTAATTTCTTCATTTTGCGAATTGCGAATATAGATATAGAACGGAGTCTTAGACAGAATCATTTTCGGATGCTGAAACTCTGGAGTGTATTTCCAAGACATTTCATCCGTCTGTGTTGGTTCATAAGCTTCTAAGAGAAGAAACTTACGGGTTACTTCTCTTACTTTATCTATTTTGTATGTATAGTTAATGTATGCTCCAACAGGCAAAACAACTTTCTCAGCAGTAGAGAAAGAAAGAGATATATAGTCTGATTTAGACATCTCTTGCTCTCTCTTTGCTGCTGACGTTATTTCTGCTTGCAACAGTATTTTATCCTCTATATCATATATCTGAATCAT